TTCCTTAATACCTTTTCTTGTCATACCAGCACCTTTTTTGGTAGGACGATAATTACCGCCTTTACCTACGGTTCTGCGTATTGGTTTTGATTTTCTCTTAGTTGCCATAATTAAAATGTAGTAGCACCATAATAAGTGCTACTACAAAAAGTTTCAAACACTAAGAGTGAAAGACAGTTACTCTATCTATATTACTTAATACAACGTGAATACCGTCTTCAAATAAAACTCCAGAATCTGGAATATTCATTGTTTCAGTATCATTTGCGTTGCAAGGAGCAATTAATATGGTAGAGCCTGATACAGTACCGTCTCTAAAAGTAACGGTGCCGTCAGAAGATCCTCCAGCTATTATATAACCTCTCAATCTTGATCTACCGTTTTGCAAAACTGCGCCACCGGTAGCAGAAGAAGTGGTTGTAGCCGTCTTTACATCTGATCCTACAATTCTACCTGCCATAATTATCTCCTAGTATTAAGCGTCAGCAAATGGAGTTACTAAAGTTCCTGAACCTAAAGTGATTCCTTCTACAGCATACTTAGCGCTTGCTATAGCGTGAACTTTAATAATGCTTCCTGCTAATCCGCCTTTGGTTGATCCGTTAAGTGTAATAACATCGTTAGTAGCACCTGAAATAAAGGTTTTACCTGTTGCGTTGTTAACACCAGTATATAAACCACCAACAAACTTATCAGTACCGTCTGTTTTGATATCTAAATCAGTAGCTGCGGTAACAATAACAAAGGTAAATGATGCACCTAAATTATTGGTTTGATTTGGATCTGTTGGATCGCTTGGTGTAGTAGTAACAATTGAAGGTAATGTAAATTTACCATCAGCGTCATTACATAGAAGTATCTTACCTGCATGTGCGTCTACAGTTAAGGATGTGTCAGCTGTAAGACTTACGGTTGCGTTAGTCCCTGCTGAAATAAATCCTGCCAAAGATTTGACTGGACCTGAAAAAGTTGATTTAGCCATTGTATTCTCCTGCTAAATTAGTTGCGCCATCTTTGGAGTAAGTCTGCCGAGTCAGTTGGAGCAACAAGTTACCTCGGTTTAGATAACTATACTACTTTAGCAGTCTTGAGGGAAGTTTTCTTTTGACTTGAGTATCTGTTCTCTACAGCTAAATAAAGCTTGATAAGATTCTTTTATTGAGGGGTCTTTACCAAATTCATCTAACATATCTTGGCCTATCATTTCTACTAAAGAAATAACAGTAGTCATTCTGCCTTGGATATCTTGTATTTTTTGGGAATCTTTTGAACTCATTTCTGCCTCGATTTTCTGTCTTATATCATAACCTTCTAGCCAATTTTTTACATTAACTATTTTCTTATCATAGTCAGAATATGTTTCCCAATCACGTATTTGTTCAATATTTCTGCCGCATCCTTGACATCTTTCGTCAAAAGGGGCCATAGACGTAGTACAACGACCAGTGCAGGGTGAGTTTGCTAGGGACAAACTCGAATGTAAACCAGTATTCATAGTATTTATAATTGGTTTACGTAGATTCTACAATAAGAATCTTATTAAAGGTAGCTTTTTGTAAATTTATTTTAGATAAAGGAAAGGGAGCCGAAGCTCCCTTTCAGTAGGTTTAAACAACCCACCCCGAGAAACGGGTATTAAGCACCTTGAGATGCAAATACTGCTCTCCAGTTGGAGAATCCGAAGCTGTATCTCTCTCTGGCTTTATATCTCATATTGCCAGTATCGAAATCACCTTCTAGTGCAGTTTGCATTGGGCTTCTTTGGAAATGTTTAAATCCATCAGGACAATCAGTTTTTAAGAACCAAGCGTCAGTATCTGTTAGATAGTGGTTAACCACGTATCCTTCAGGAACCATGCCCATGTTCTTAATAGCGTTGATGTCGTTGTCAGATGTACCGACTCTTCCTGGAGTCTCTAGTAATCTGTCAGCAACAAATTGCAACTGAGGTGGAACAATCAACTTTGTACCTTGTAATGCAATCGCTAGATTTCTGTCGTCAGTTAAAGTTGAAACAGAAATAAGAGCGTCTTCTAATGAAGTTTCATTAAGGTCAGTATAAGTTGATGGTCTGTTACTTGCAGTTCCACCGCCACCTAGAGGGTGAGCGTTAGAAACAAGAGGTTGACCGTCACCACCAGTAAAGTTGGTGTCAAACGCGTTATTTAATACTGAAGCAGCTTTAATCTGCTTTGTATTTGCCATAGATCTAGCCAAGGCTTTTGTATACCTTGAACCAAGTCTGTCGTATAGATTGTCTTCGATAGCTTCTTCTGTAAGAGCAAAAGCCAGAGCTACTGTTTCGTGGCTGTATCTTGAAGTGTAACCTTCAGTTGCGTTATCAAATGAAACGCCTGCGCCTTCAGCTTTAGTTTGTGCATTACCAAAGCCTACGATTAGTACCTCTTCTTCAAATGCTCTATCTGAAGATTCAGTTTCAAAGATTTCTGCGTGCTCATTGTCGTACCTAGCGTATTCCATGCCAAACAAGGCATTCAAACCAGGCTCGAGTTCTTTTGCTAATTGTGAACGATTAATCGCCATGATTATACTCCTGCTGTTTGAGCGTAGAAATGCTCGTTAATTTTGACAATCATGTTAACGTTTCCAGACTGAGATCCAGTACCCAAACTATTGTTATCAGGATCACCTGAAAAACCAATAATTCTTAACTGAGCCGCAGTTGTAGCCATAGTTCCGCTGATTTCAACAGCAGAAATACCAGTTTTTGTAGAACCAGCAGTGTAAGCAATGTCAGCATTCAAACCTACAACAGTTTGAGTAACTGAACCAGTTGCTGCACTTTGGACTTCAAAAAGGGCTTCAGGATCGTCAACAACGAAAGCCACCGCATCTGATGAAACAGTACCGTTAGGCCAGTAAGCTGAATAGATTACATCGCCATTTGAGTCGGTATATTTACATCCCCTAAAGACGCCAAGTGCTAGATCACCAGCAGCAGCTACTAAAATAGTACCTGTGCTAGTCATTTTGACTAGGTCGCCTGAAAAGATATTTCCGGACGCGCCAGAAGCAATCGAGTATTCGGTAGTACCTGCAGTATTATAACCCGAACCAACTTGCCCTACTGGCTTTAGACCGAAAGGTGCATCTTTATTTGCCATAATATTACCTTTTATCTAAAAAGTTGTCTTAAGTGACTTAGAGATTAATCTCTTTTGCCACCACCAAAAGTAACGCTTGAACTTCTCTGAGGTTTTAATATCGGAGAAGATGGATCAGATTCCTTCATCAAATCATTATCAATTGCATCCTGTTGGGATTGCGCACGATCAGAATAGTAGGCGTTTCTTTCATCACGCGTTTCATTGGGAATCTTAGCCAAAAGCAAACCACCCACGGCTACTACACCAGCGTGCTTTCCATCGTCCATCGTTGGAAGCTCGAAATCTCCTATCTCTTCTTTACGCACTAGCTCAAAGCCTTCACGTAATCTTGACATAACATTTTTCTTATCTTCCTGACCGACAATTTCGGCTCTTATCCACCTGTAGGAATAACCTTCAGGTGCTGGTGGAGTCTCCAACATAGATGGGGGACGCCAAGGTTTGCGAGCGTTCATATCAGCTCGAGTATCTGCAGAACGTGGGGTTCTGTTGTTTGTTTTTTTGTTCTCTTTTGTCATAGTTTCTTACCTTTTAATATGTTTAGCGTATTCTTGAACCGGTACATTCAAACGACGCGCCATTTCAACTTCGCTTTTGGTAAGTCTAACTTGTCGTTTGCGTCCAGAGCCTTCAGACCTTACAGCCGGGGCAACAGTTTGTTGCATCTTCTGTTTCGGTTTGACTTCCCCACCGTCTTCAAACTTATGAGGAAACTCAACTCTGATACGTTTATCTATCTCATCATAATACATTGAATCAGCAGGATCAAACCCTTCTTCTTCAATTAATTTGCGATGAATGTTAAAAGCAGCCAACGTCATGGTTTCATCTTCACCAAACCACTTGTTTTTTTCTGCCCAATCTTGCGCTGCAGGATCAGGATCAGGTGCTGCTTGTTGAGCTGGTTGTTGATATTGTTGTTGAAAGTCTTGAACTGAAACGGGGGTTTGAGGAGCTTCCTCAACCTTCATTTTAGTATTGACTAATTTACTTTCTTCAACCGTAATCTTATCTAAGATTTCTTGGGCTTTCGTTACTTTGTCCCAATCTTGTTCTTGATAAGCTGACTTTAAAACCGCATTTGCTTGAGCTCTTTGCGACTTTAATCTGTTCTCTGCTTCAGAATAATAATTTTGATGAGCCTCTGAATTAGAGGTCTTTAATTGATTATTTTCTTCTTGCAAAGATTTTGCGTATTCAAATGCTGATTGAGCAGCTCGTTCCTGCTCGCGCATTTTTTTGGTAAGCGTAGCAATCCGCTTTTGAACGTTCTTAGAATAATTTTCTAATTCGTCCTTGTCTTCGTCCTTTGCTTGTTCCTCTTCAGAAACATCTTCTACAGGCGCCGATTCATCTGCCTCTTCTTCAGGCATTTCAAGCTCGACAACCTCACCATCTTCTACTTGTTCTTCTACTAAGTTTTTTTCTTCTTCTTGCATGATTTCCTCACGTTACAGCGTGACAATGTCATCGGGATCAGAGATCGTAGCGATAACTTCATCATCGTTAATTATTCGGCATTCAGCATCATCGCCTAATTTAAAGCGAGCTCCTGCATACCTTCCTATAAGCACCCATTGTTTTTCTTCACACCAAGGGATGTCACCAAACTTGTCTTTGTCTTTATAACAAAGCGGGCCCATCTTCACCACATACGCAACAACTGAGGCTAGCGCTTCTCTGTCAACCGTATCTTTTACTAAAGTAATACCACCTTTAGAAACACCCCTTCCTTTGTAAGGAAGAATAAGCATGCGCCATCCACTAGGATTTGGCATCCGTTCTACAAGTGATTTTGACATTAGAGTCGGATCTAGGACTCTCTCTTCTGGACTAACAAAAGCAGTATCTGTTTCAGATTCTTTTTCTGTTTCTTTTTTGGTTTTTTTAGCTTCCGCTTCGACCTCTGCCGCTACGTGGTCAGGGACTAATATCTTCTCCGTCATCTTCAACTATCCTCTTTAGCAATTCTCTAAGTTCCATCTCTACGTCGTCGAGAGAATTGTAGCGACCACGTAGATATTGATAATCTTCAAAAGATTTAACGCCGTTTAATAACTGAGCGTTAATATCTTCCTTCTTCTCCTTTAGCTGTTTTTTAAGTTGGTCAGCTATCCAAATGACTGACATTAATAAACGCCAGAAAACTTACCGCCGAACTCAGCTTCACCCATACCTCTTGCTTTACCTTTGCCCATTCCTGGCTTAGGTGTAGCGTCAGCGCTTACGTTCTTCATATCGTTAAAAGCAACGTTACCTTTATTTGAATAAGGTTGCTTCTTCAATATTTTAGGAGTTTCTAAATCTTTGATTTCAGTTCTTTTTATCATTTTCTTATTTAATTAAGTTGGTTTAATCCTAAGTCGATTAATTTTAGTTCTTTTTGCTGATCAAGTCTATCTTGAGCAGTTCCATCTCTCATTCTAGCGATATCTCGTTGCGCGTCAATTCTTTCTCGATCTATCTGATCTTGTCTTGCCTTTTCTTCAGCTCTGATTTGTTCTTTAACTGCAAACTGTTCTCTGTCTTGTTGTAACTCTTGACCTTTTAAAGCTAGCTCTTGTTTTCTTATTTCTACAAGAGGATCTTCAGAAGGTGGAACAGCAACCTGCTGCGCAAACTGATTCATTAAATCAGTCATTATCGGAGCGCTGAACTGAGCCAAAATATCATTAGCTTGTTGCGTAATTGCTGCAGCCTCTACTGGAGAAACTTGTTGCGCTTGCGCTTGAAGTTGTTGATATTGTTGTAAAGCTTCTGGAGGCATTTGTTGTTGCGCAATTAAATCAGCTTTCATTTGTAAATGTTGCATCACATGTGAATGCACGTTTGCTTGCACTTGAGCATTCATTTGCACCGGTTGCATGTTCAATAAATTAATATGCGTTGCAATATGGGCATCATGGTTTTGCTGAATAAATGCTTGAGCTCCTTGACCTGCAAGTAAAGCTGAGTTTTCAAATCCAGCTTCAATAGGTTTGGGTTCTGTATCAGGTGGTGGTATTAGTAAAGCATCAATATTGTCTACTCCTAAAGAAGCATACATTCTTCGATAAGCCTCATACACACCGTTAGGGCCATGAATCTGAGGATTGGATTGAACTAACTGCATCATTTCTTGAGCCATTACAATTCTTTGGCTGGTTGAGAAAATATCTGGATTTGATACTGGGAATACGTCTACCTTTTCATCAAAGTCAGCTTGTTTAACTTGCATCATTCCACCAGCTATTGCATACGGATAAACATCTGGAAGACTTTTAGCAAAAATATCTGCAAGCAAATCAAATTCTTTTTTCTGCGCTGAATGTAAACGCTTATGAATTGCAGATAAAACTTTAGTTGACCTTTCAAGTAAAGCGAGTGTGGTTCCAACCGGAGCTTGAGCGTTGCCTTCGCCTACATTTATTTCGGCGATTGAAGCAAAACGCTGTCCTGATTGAACCAACAATCCTAATAAATTTAATAAGGTTCCGCTTGGTTCTTTGAACGGCAACGGTTGAATTGCATCTCTAAGACTCCCTGCTGGAGCATCCACATCTCTAAACTCACCCGGCTGAATCGGAGAATCTTCATCTCTAATTCTAATACCTCTGGTTTTAAAACCAGCCGGTAAGTTAGATAACGTTCCAGCGTCAATCAATTGTCTAACAATTGAAGTCGAAGCTTTGGATAGTCCGCCAATCATATGGGTTAAACCAAATCCGTAAAAACCTAGTCCAGGCAAAAACTTAAAGTGAACAAAATATTCAATCTTGTTTTTCATTGGATCGTCTTCAGCAAAGTTTCTTCTGATTGAAAGGATGTTGTCTGAATTGGTATCAATAGTTACGATGTAAGGCAGTTTGACTTCAGTAAAGTCACCGTCTTCATCTTTGTCTTCAAAACCTTCGAGGTCTAAGTTGCAATGAATTTCGTAAAGATTACATACTTCACCGGTATCGTAAGAAGGTCTTATTCCTTCTAGTTTTTCTTGTTCGCTTTCTAGTCCAGCATCAATTGTTTCATCATCACCGGTATCAACTTTTACATTTCTATAAAAACCAATTGCTTGAAGTTTTTTAACTTCGTTTTCAGGCATCTTAATTAGATGCGTAATTCTAGGGCAGTTTTCTAAATCTGTAGTGTAATAGGGAACGATTAAATCTTCTGGGGCTACAAACTTAGAAACTGCTCTGCCTAGATTTTCATCATAATAAACTTTCTTAAATGCACTTCCTGCAAGGGGCAGATAAAAAAGCATCTGATCTAAATCTTCGTCATACTCTTCCATAACGTGAGTAATCTGATAATTCATAAACTCTTTTACGCGTTGCGCTTGTTCTTCGACTGCTGAATTGTATTCACCTACGACCTGAGTTTTAACAGGGCCTTGAGGTGGCAATAATTCTTTATAAGCTTGCGCTTGGAATTGAGTGACACTCTCTCCAAGCAAAGGATGGATCACGCCACTTGCTCCTTCAAACGGCTCTGATCTCTCTTCATCAAATTTCATACCGAGGTATTTCAATCCATCGGTATAAGTTTTCTCCCAGTCTTCGCGAGCAGACTTGTCGTTTTCAATTGCAGACATCAACTCAACATATATTTTGTCAAGTTCATTCTCAGAAACGACTTCGGCTAAGTTTTCTCCAAAACCTAGTCCAGGCATTTCGACTTCAGGCTCTCCCAAGATGACAGAACCGTCGTCTTGTACTTGAATGCCTTCTTCGTCTAGACCTTCTAAAACTTCAATAATTTGTTCATCAAGATCATCGGCTGATCTTTCGGTTGTTAAATCTTGTACGGGCTCAGCTGTTTGCGCTGGATCGGGTACCTGTCTTTCAATTGCCATTAGTAATAAACCCTCTTTCTTGGTTCGCGTTCTTCGTCGTCGTAATCGCTATCTAAGTAAACAAATCCACCTTCGCGGAATCGCATTAACGCTTGGGTCATAGTATCACATAAATCGTCATTAGCTCCAAATGGAAATGCAGCACATTCTTCAATCATATCTTCTGCAAACATACGATTGGGTGCCCAAACCATACCGGCTTCAAAGATCGGCGCAACCGAGTGCATTCTTGAATGTTTGTCATGGCCACGCGTTGGCGAATAATTAACCACCGGTATTCCCATTCGCCGCAGTTCATGCGTCAACGGAGTTCCAGATGCTTTTGCCTCAATCAAAACCATATCCGATTGCCAATATTGGTATTCGCGCATCGCAATTTCTTTAAGTTCTGGAAAATCCCAGCGACCTTTTTGCGAATCCAATAAGATAATACAGTCGGGTGAATCTTCCGTTGGCTTAAATACACCCCAAGTTGAAATCGCAGAATAGTCCGCGGTTTGTTTTTTAGAAAACGCAGTATCGTAACTTTGCATAATATATTTTACGCCGGGCAAGGAATCATTTTCCCACCTTTGCCACCACTCGCGTTTGATGATCGATCCCTCTTCAGCGGTTGGTTGTTGCATCCACTGAGCATTCCATTTCATTCCAGGCAACGACGCCTTAACTTTTAACAATTCATCTTGCGACCAAAACTCAGGCCATAAAGGTTTCTCGGTATCAGGAAAAATTGCAGGGAACTCTATCACTTCCCATTGATCTGCCAAAGGTTCTTTTTGCGCTTCAAGTAATTTAGCGGTCAAGTCGATTGAAGACCAACGCGTCATTACAATAACAATCGCACCTTTCGGTTGCAAACGCTGACGAGGGCCAGAGGTGTACCATTCATACGCACTCTCCAACGCATTCGGCGACAGCGCATCTTGTTCTGAATGCGGGTCATCAATAATCAATAAATCCGCACCCCTTCCGGTTACGGCTCCGCCAACACCCGCTGCAAAGTATTCGCCCCCTTTATTGGTCTCCCAACGACCGGCTGATTTGTTATCGGCTTGCAGCTTTACATCTGGAAATACTTGCTTGTATTCTTTTTGCTCCATCAAGTTTCTAACTTTCCTACCAAACCTAACGGCCAGTTCGCCGGTATGAGTGGTCTGCATTATTTTCATCTTAGGTTTCAAACCCATTATCCAAGATGGAAAATACGTTGACGCAAATTCAGACTTGGTATGACGAGGCGGCATGTTGATAATCAAACGATTAAGTTTGCCTTGCGCAACCTGTTCAAGTTTCTCGGCAAAGATCTGATGATGGCGACCGCAGATAAACTCGGGCCACATCTGATTGATGTATTTTAAAAACGATTGTTGACACTCCTCCTGAACGGCGAAGCCTTGTTGTTTCTCTACTAACAGCAGAGCTTCTTTGAGCTCTGATTCTGTCAAATGTGACAGGTCCATACTTTAAATTTCGTCTAAAAGTTTTTGTATTTCGTTTTTTGAAGGATCGTTAATAGTTTTTGTTCTATATTTTACGCCTCCTCCAACATCTTTTTTAGGTATATATAATTTTATTTTTTCTTTGTTTTTACTAAAATCAAAAATTTCTTCGTAATAGGGTCTGGGTCTTAGTTGATTTAGTTTTGGGTCTAAGTCAACTCTAGAAGGTATGTTTTTTTTATCTAAAAAAACTTTTGCAAGCGAATTATCTCCAGATTTATAATTTTTTGGTATTTTTTGAATATCAATAATATCGTCGTAAAAATCTATAACGTCTTCATCCAAAGCTTTATATTTTCCTGTCAAAGGAATTGTATCGTCGGTATATAAAGCCAAGCGCTCTTTTAGAGGAATTGATTCTATAGATTTTTTTATTTCTGTTTTTCTTCTAAAGTTCCTAGTTGCTTTTTCAATATCTTGAGGACTGGCAAGTTTCTTGCCTTCATTTAACATATTGGTATAAAGCTCGTTGGCTTTACCTTCATCTTTAACTTTAATTGTTTTATAAATTCTTTTTGCTTCTGCTAAGTCGCCTTCAGTTCCAGAATTTTTTAACGACTTGACTCTTGAATGTTTGGCTAAGTCGCTGGCTAGATCAGCAAGTTTTAACTTACCGGTTGGGCCAAAGACCGCCATACTGATTGCGTACAAAGGATCTTCTGAGATCGGGCCAAACAAAGTTAGTTCTTCAATTGCTTTATCAATATCAGAACGCGCTTCATCTCCGCTGGCTTTCTTTTGTCGATAAAAATCTTCAAACTCTTTGGGTTTATAGTTTTTTGAAAAACCGATTGCCGCATCTTTTTCTTTACCAAAATTAATTACATCTCCAGATGCTTTTGCATCCGCAAATGATTGTTCAACGTACTTGCCGTCTTTAACGGTTAGTTTGGGCCAGACAATCCAATCTCCAGATTCTTCGTCTTGATCTGCAGCTAATAAATGAGTTTGCGGACGGCCTTGTTCGTCGAACTTAGTCGGCTCTGGATAGTTTTGCGGGTTTAATACGCGATCAACAAACGGCAGATCTTTGTACTGTTCAAGCATCTTAGCCGAGAGCGGCTAGCTCAGAATCAATACTTGGTCCTTGCATCGTTTCAAGAACGGCTTGAAAAACTGCGTTGATATCTGCTTCGTCAAGACCGGCTTCTTGGAGCATCTGGATTACTTCTGCTTCACTTGCTCCGGCTTGAATCATTTCAATAACCATATTGACGTATTGGTCAAGCGCTTGCGCAGCTGGCGCAACATCTGCAACTTCAGCCATCACATCTTCGGCTTCACCTGCAGGCTCTTCCATTTCCATCATCATCATACTGACTTCATCGCCTTCGGCAAGTTTTACGCCTCTACCAATCAACACATCTTTAAAAGTAGTTTTGCCATCTCCGCTTAGATCTGGAAATGTAGATTCAGCTTCGCCGCCGTCTGCCATTTTCACATCAGCTTGACGCTGCATGTCGCCGATCATTGCCTCTACCTCAACTAATTCTTTGATTGTTTGATTAATTTGCTCATTTAACATTGTTGCGCGAGCGGAATCGCCATTTATCTGCGCATCGTCAAATTCTCTTTGTAGTTCTCCAAGTCTAGCTTGAATGCCTGATAATCGCATTTGCGGACTTGCATTTAAAAAATCTGTAATATTTGCAGCATCTCCATTTGCCATCGCCATTCTTGGTTCCATCATTTCTATTTCTGCGTCACTCATTGCAAATTTAGGTCCAGAAATTTCAGAAATATTTTCCTCGATTGGGACTCTAGGAATCGGTTGCGGAAACATAACGGGTTCGCCTACCATTTTAGTTTTTGGCATTCCAGCAAAAACCGGCGCCAAGGGTACCTTATCTTTAACACGCGAAATCATTCCGCCTAAACCACCACCCGTACGATCAGAACCTGCAAATCTCATATCCGCAGCAATTTGTTTAAGTAAATTACTTGTTTTTGGTTTTGACTTTTTAGGTATGTTTATTAATTTTCTTCTTTCATCTTTGAATTTTTTACTAAATAAACTCATATCTTTTTCCTACATATATTTTTTAGTAAGCGAGCAAAGCAAAAGTCCTGGAGAAGATAGTATGAACGAAGTGCTAAATACCTTACTCGCTTGTAGAAATAATAGCCGACTAAGGGATCCTTTACAAGCAAAGATTCAAAAGTTGAAAAATACCAGAATTTGTAACTGTATTGTTGTACTTGTCTGTATGTATATGGATGTTGTTTTATATATGGGGGGGTGGGGGTATGTTTAGAGTGTTCCGATCTACCGACTTCTTGTCCGAAAAGAATCAGTTTATATGCGGAGTGAAACGACGTCCTTATTTTATCTCGAGCCGAGCGTAGCGAGGCGAGAGCGATCGAGCAGGGCGCGAAAGATCAATGGGTATATTTTTATAGATTTAGCAGTTATTTTGCGTATAAATACCCACATTTACCCCTAAATATGCCTGTTTTTGTCTATTTTTGCCCGTTTTTGTCTATTTTTGCCCGTTTTTGCGTCTATTTTGCTCTGTTTTTGTATAAAACCACTCCCCTACCCTAGCATTTGGATAAAAAAAAGGGGCGAAACGCCCCTTTACCACTCCCCTACCCTAATCAATTAACCAAATAAATGACATCAGTAGGAAAATAATCACTATTTCAATCATAATCGACCTCAGAATAAAGACCATTTTCAAAACCACATGCTTTAATAAATTTATCCCTATCAAAGCGATGGTTTTCTTGACCGAAGTAATAACAAAGTCCCTCAACGAATTCAGAGAACGCCTCATCTCTGCAATCTTGGAATCTCATATCAGCATTCATTAATCGATTGATATCGTCTGCTATCGCTACGAAGTGTTTTCTTGATAGGCTCATTCTTCACCCCCTTCATCAAAGTCATATCTTAACTCTTCGCATTTACCGAAGATGTTAACCAATTCGCCAACAGTCATTTTGGTTAACTTCTTGGAATGCCAAGAGTCGCAATAACAAAGAGCAGAATGAAGAGCGTCGACAGCCTCGCCTAAACTCCTCGCTCTGGTCGTTGGCATATCCAAGTCATCAATCAAATAAGTATTGAATATTCTAGGGCGAATGTCGTAGCACTCTACGACATCGCCATTTAATAAAGCTACTTTTACCTTATCCATTACGCCACCTCTTTTTGGTTTTTGATCTCTTGGTCAAGCAGATTAATTCCGTCTTGCCAAAGTCTATCAGCGTCATCAATACGATCACATCTAAGTAAAAAGATAGCCATTTCAATTTTGAACTTGGCTACCTCTAGCGGGGACTTGGGGGCGTTGTCACGCCCCTTGATTAAGTTAGTCATTCTCCACCCCCTTGATTTTACAGATCAGGTCAACCTTGACGCCTTCGATCAATTTACCCACTCTCTCTTCAAGAGTATCAAGACGATAATCAAGATCGTCAAAGTCCTTTGCTCGAAGGTCTTCAATATGACATTCAGCGTCTTCGATTCGACCATCCAAACCATCAAGTTCATCTTGGTAGCCTGAAAGTTTAACAAGTTTTCTATCCAACTTTTCTAGTTGGCTAGGTAGTTCCTTGATCTCGGGAATACCGAAACCAAGCCATTCTAAAATCAATTTTTTCATACTCTATCTCCTTAATAATATTGATTCAGTTCTATTTACAAAATCTTGAAGCGTTTCACCGTCCCAAGAACCTACGGTTATCCTGTCGGACTCATTCCAAATATGACAGGAATAAGACTTATCAGGATTAGACCAAAACGTGCGATTGTATCCGCTGACTTGCAGATAATCATCTTGAATGAATTGATCTTGTTTGACGTGACGACCATTCTGAAAATGAGCAAGGTCTTTTGGCTCGTTGAACATATTTTTTAACATACATTTTCTCCGTTGTTGAGTATATTCTACATCAGCTTGGAGACAATTTGTCTCTTTTTTTTGAATAAATATCAGCTTTTTGAATTGGTCAAAAAATGATCATTTTGAGTGGGTGCGGTCTTATTTATAATTAATTATAACCTACCCTTATAATATAAAATGTCAAAATTTCGCCTTAATATGATATATGAAAGGTGTTTCTTGAAAGGTGATCATTTGCTAATCTTAAATCGTTCCCGACTCCCGACAATATAATCCCGACCTTGTCCCGTCTTGTTCCGTCTTGGCTCAAATTTTAAAAAGGGAAAGCCAAACAACAAGGGAAATGCTATTTTTTGCCCTACCCTACCCTACTAAAGAAACAAATATAATTTTGTTAGGTACTGTAAGTAAAAAAAAGGGCTACCTAAGTAGCCCTACTCTAACGGAGATAGAGTTAAAATTGTTGAATAATATAACCGCCTGTTTTTGTTTTGCCGTCATACTCATATATTGGAATAACGGTTGTGTGCATTTCCAAATCTTCAAGCGTTTCTATTGAATCATACATTTCTAATATTTCTTCTAAGCTATCGTACTCTGAATATTCGCAACAAATGGCGATAGGATCAAATTGTATTTGTTCGCCTATATCGTCCTCTAATGCATCAAAGTATTCATACAAAGCATCTAACCCCATATAAGAAAAATTGTCTTCTCTGTATCTTCTAAACCAATCTATGAAAGTGGATTTTGTGACTGTCTCTATCATTTAGTTCACCTTATCCAATATTGCGTTAACTTGCTCTAATTGATCGTTAGATAAATTATTAATTGCATCTTGATTGATTAACTTATCGCTTTTCCATACATAGTTGAAAAACGGACTATCAATTAATTTTTGATCTGCAATAAAAGAAGTATATCTTTCTAAACAATCAGCAATAAGTTCTTGCCATTCTTGGGCAGTTGTATAATCGTTTCCATACTCAAAAGGTTTTCTAAAATACTCTACATACGCTTTGATAAATAAGACGGCGTCAAGGTCTTCTTCAAGCCATACTTCAATGCCATTAGTAAATGAAAATTGACTTATAGAGTCTTCAAGATGTAATTCTTCTACCAATTCAATAGGCACTATTAAATAGGCGTGGCTCTCTGTATGTAAGAATTTATACGGACTACTGGTATTTCTATTTGTGCAAGTCTGCATACTAAACACCAATTCGCCGTTATCATCGTAAATTAAACTATTCATATTTTTTTCTCCTAGTTAAATAATTAAAATTAAGATACCCATTGTCTAGGCTCATATCCATGACAATCATTTTCGTATTGTTTGTCATTTTTATTTAACCTATCCATATAATGGTTAAAATGTAAGTAATCAAACATACACCCCCATTCATTATATTCAAGCATTTGTCTAAGCCTTTTAACCTCTTCATTGATACAGGATATATCTGTCATATCTGTATCATAATCATGTAAGACTGCAATATTTTTTGCGATCTCTTTTTTGATTAAGGTTTTAAGTTCTTTTGTTATTTCTAAAAATTCCATTTTTAACATTTCTCCAATTGATGAATTTTGCCAAATCTATTTAAGTCAATTAAATAACTAACGGCATCTTTCCAATTTTTAAAAGGCGTTTCTGTTTTGTAGTTCCAATTTTCGATTGAATCTTCAAAATCTTCATATGCCATGATGATGCCGTCATCTTCTTTTAAAGCACCACCCCAACATTGAACTTGTTGCCCTTTATATTTAATAGTTATGTATTCCATTTTTACTATCTCCATTTTGTTATCCTTTTATTATACCTATCTAAGATAATTTTTCTACAATTTGTTAAACTTTTTTTATTGACATTTAGTAAACAATCCTTATTATTAAATAATAACCATTTAAAAGGAGTATAAAGAATGGCAAATCAAATAAGAAAATTTGAGTTAGATGCTATTGCTAATGAGATAGAGTCTAAACTTACTGAAAAGGCTAAACAAGTCCAATCCGACTTAGAAAAGCAATCCGACTATAAAAATATTCTGGAACTTGTAAAAATTATTAACCGCTTACAAGATCAAGAAAAGGATATTGAAAAAAGAATATCTATTCGTGCAAAAGAGTTAAAAGAGTATCTTGAAACTTACAATCAAAATCTGAATCAAAATTTTAGTTTAGAGCATAACAGCTATAACTCTTATATGCATGAAAAAGATTCTGTTTCATGGAATACAGAAACTTGGAAACTAAGAGATCAAGTTAATAACAAACTTGCTATCGCTCTTATGTCACCTGACGCTAGAAATAGAATGTCTGAGGTTATCCAAGAAGTTGTTGATAGTCTTAGCTAACCAAACATGCAAGGTGCTGATAGAAGAGGATACAGCTTAAAGTATAAATCCTGTTTGGTTGAATGGTGGTACAACAAGCCGTCACTGAGTAGCCAACGGCACAATCATATGAACAACGCCTTGCATAAAATCCTAATCAGAACAATCGAAAGGTTAGGTGTAGATGTTGGTAGTTTACTACAACAAAAAACTACCACTTTTAATAGGAGATAAAAAATGAAAATCTATATAGTTAGTGACGAAGACGAAAATCTACATACAATGTTTTTTGGCAACAAGAAAAAAGCTATCAAATATTACAACGAACTCAAAGAAACAGAACCTGCTGAATTAAAAACCATTGATGTAGAGCCAAACAGAAAAGGTATTTTGTTTGCTATGAAAATGGCATGTACTTATGTTGGTTCATCTTGCGGGGGTACAGAGTTATGAAAAACAAATATCTTGATTACGGGAACTTAGCTACCTTTTTTGAAAAAGATGAATCAGTACCGCCCCGACAATTAGCTAGTATCCCGCTAGGCGATCTTGAAAAACCAATTACTAATGGCAGAGAACTATTGGAATATCTATCCAAGTGTCTTAACAAAGACCGCTATCAATTTAGAAACAGAGGTAGAGGTAGCAGAAAAGAACATGGCAACGCCTATGGTATCCGACTAGAACATGCTGAGTGGGTAGCTATCTATTTCCAAGAAAAAGAAAGTGTTGTAGAAAAAGAAATCTTTCAGCGTAAAAGGTGGAAAGATAGATACGAACTTCATCAAATTATTTATCAGTTATCTAAACAGCTTTACGATCATCAACAAAGATATGGTGATGATATAGAAATCGAATTTAAAAATGTAGGAGAAAATAATGAGTAATGAATTAGCAACAATTCAACAATCAAAAATAATTCATGCTGAATTAAAAAACGGAAGTAATTACAAGTATTTATGGTTGGGTAATGATCATTTTTCCGAATTGTATATGTCTTGGTTAAACGAAGATATTCTTGGAGAAAACTTTGAAAGCAATGTGGGTAAATATGAGGGAATGTTGGACTTTGATAACGCCATTTCTTACACACTTGATATGGACGAGATCAAAGACGAGCAATCAATTATAGGTATGTCTTTTGATGAAGGATTAGAAGATTCAGAGATAGTGGATTACGAATTGGAAAATATTAATTGGAGATAAAAATGACTGAACCAATCGAAACAATAAAAACCAAAAACTATATTGCTGATATTTATTACGATACTCATGCAGAAAGTCCTAGAAAAATTAACGATAATCTTGGAACGCTAATTGCATTTCATTCTAGGTATGATTTATCCGACAACGATTATTGGCAAAAGGAAGAACTAATAAATCATGTAAAGCAAAATGATGTCTTAGCCCTACCTTTATATTTTTACGAACATGGCAACATCTCACTTTCAACAAGTGAATTTTCTTGTAAGTGGGATAGCGGTCAAGTGGGTTATATCTTTGTTTCCTATGAAGATATTATCAAGGAGTATGGAAAACTTGATATTGAAACAGCTACTAAAGTCCTGAAAGGCGAAGTAGAAGAATATTCCCAATATGTTAATGGCGAAGTTTACGGCTACCTGATTTACAACAAAGAAGAACAATACGATTGTCCTGATAGTATCGATTCTTGTTGGGGATTTATAGGTGATGAATACATCAAAGAAGAAGTCAATTCAATTCTTAAAAAATTAGAGGAGAACAATTATGAATAAACAAATATCTAAATTTGAATTTAACCAAAATCATTACCTTGAGGGAACAATTCTCTTACAGGAGTACGAGTACAAAGGATACTTCATTAGAGAGTTTGAACAAAAACCTTGCGATAGGTGGATTAAGGCTATGCGAAGTGAGGACGGCGGATACGAAGACCTTACAGGTGATGAAAGAGGTGAAGGCGGATACGAAATCCTAGATCATACAGGGGAAATAATAGAACAAGATTTTTACTGTATGGGGGATAGTGCTACTTATAATGCAGAGGTTGAAGTAGATTTTATGCTTATGGATAAAAATGAAGTCCAATAAATCATACTTAGTGACAGCAACAATCAAAGTAGTTGTATTAGATTGCCTTGATGAATATGAGGCTAAAGATAAAGCTACTGATCAAATAGACTTAGCTAGGATTGATCTAGTAGCTGAGGAAATAACAAATGCTTTCCATGTTAGAGAGGTATCAAAATGAAAATGAAATTACATATTGTTGAGAAGTTTTATTACGAAGTTGAGATTGATGATGTTAAAGACTTCGAGGACGCCAAAGAAAAGTTTTACGAAGATGCTCAAAGAATAATGCAACAGCAAATTCCAAGTAGATCAAGGTGGAACGATTATGCGGTTGAAGTTTACGACAGGGATTGGTGCGACTAATGGGTAAGTTAAGACAATGGTTTAGGAAATGGTTTGATAGACAAGTAGAGAAATCATTTCAAAGACAGGCAAACAAATTATTTGAAAAGGCAAAAAGGAAATGAACAATGGCAGAAATATTTTTAATTCTAATATGGATAGCATTATTCCTATTAGATACAGATGACGGAGAAAAGAAATGACACTTAAAAAGCGTATGGGATTCATAAATCAATCAACGGATGCTGAAAACAATTTAAAGATTGGAGAACTTGTAAATATTCTAATGCAATTTAATCCTAAAGATGAATTGATATTCAATCATTCAACAGATGATGGTATTGCAAGTTGCAAATTAAAGACTGTTATAGAAACTGAGTTAGGTGCAGAAATAACAACAGAGGAGATCAAAGATGACCAACAATAAAATAACGATTGATGAAGTAGCTGATATGTTAGGTGCATCTAACATTCCACCTGAGATTGATTACAGGATCAAAGAATGTGCTACTAAAGGTTGTGTAGCAGTTGTTTATTTTTACGAAGATAAACTTAACGACCAAGATCAAAAAACTACTATGGGTTGGTCTGAATGGGTAAATCATAATGGAGGTATAAAATGATATTAAGAGTTGTTCATTGTCTAAAGTGCGATAACTTATATGGCGAAAAAAATAAGTTTATTGAAGTGTGTCCTTTTTGCGGAAACGAAGATACGCAAAAAACAGTCTATCTATCTGAAGAAGGAGATATGTATAAAGAGTTTATGGGAGAACTAAATGAAAATATTTGTAGCAATTAATATGTGGGAAGGTTTAGTTGAAGATGTTAGAGCATTTAAAACTAAGCCAAAGAATATAAAACCTTTAGATGAACATGCTGATAATGGACATCTAATTTACGAACTAGAAGTTGAGGAGAATGATAATGAAAACATTTAAAGTAATTAGAAGTTGGACAGGGTATTCAGAAATAACTGTTCAAGCCAAAGATGAAGAACATGCTGATCTTTTAGTTTCGGAAGGCGATTACGATACTGATAACGAAGTTTTAACAGGAAACGGATTAAGCTATGGGTATAACAATGAAGAAACAATTGATATCCAAGAGGTAAAAGAAAATAGAGGAGAACAAAGATGAATAATAATTTTAAGCCAATACATTTTTATAATCATAGTACCAATGAAAGTTTTCAAATAACTTCAAGGGAAGGATTGATAAATTGGATAAACGATTTTACAGAAAATCATAATGCTTTTAATAGCTATGAGGAATTAAAAGAAAGATGTTTAGAAGAGAACGAAGATGCTGGTTAAAGTTTACTTTGAAACATTTAAAGGCTCATACGCTGAAGAGATAGCAACATTCAATGATGAAGAAACCTATGATGCTTGTTATCCAATTCTGGAAAAGATAGCCAAGAAACATAGGTACATATTAACTGAATCACTTATAGAGGAGAACGAAGATGTATGACGAAGAACTAATTAAAGAAGCCGTTGATATTGTTATCGGTGATGACGGCTATAAAAGTGCAGAAGTTTTAGAAGTGTTAAAATTATTAAAGAAGGAGTATCAAAATGAAATGGCAACAAGATAATTGGACAGAACTAAAAACAGAGGACGATCAAATTCTTGATGTTAATTTTTGGACAGATGATATTACAGGCAAACAATACATTTCTTTTTATCCTACTTTTGCAAATCATCAAGAATGGTTAGATACTAACGCTACTGAATCTCTAGCAACATACAGAGTAATTTTAGAGGAGAAACCTAATGACGCAATACAACGATAAAGTTAAACAACGCCAAGAAGACCTTGAGAGAGAAAAGGAAATGAATTCTGTTAGCGGTTTAATGATTATGATTAATAAGCCTGAGAACATTCATTATCTGGACACCTTCAAAGTCAACGGTGAGATTACTCGATCTCATTTCGATAAGCGTAAAAAAGATGAATTGATTGCTAAGCCTATTCTTTGAGTAGGCTAGTCCTTGCTAACCTTTTCTTTTTTTTCAGATTTTAAAATTTGATCCAAAGATATTTTTGACGCAGTTTTGTCCTCAATAACTGCTCCCGACTTATTTTCTAACTCCCGACTTCCGATCAATTGCGCTAAGCGTTTTTCTACTTCGTCCCGACTCATCTGATCTATCTTGCCATGCAGAACTTCCCGGCGGTCAACGATAAGGCCGCCAAGTTTCAATAACAAATTCTGAGCGTTAATGGCGGCAGTAAAGTTATCTTGTC